TGCTTGGAAAATTTCCCCAAAAATCACGCTTCCAACCGCCGTTAAAAAATCTTAATCCGGTAAAATCTTCTTTTTGTCCTTTTATTTTTATATTTCTAAAATCTACGCCCGTTCTTTTTTCAATTTTATAAATCATTTCTTCCGCATACATCATATCATTATCCAGGCAGAAAACAAATTTTTCATTCCATTCTAATGTTATGTAATTGTGTCCACTACATCTTATTGTCCATTCGTCTTTTTTGCTCATTTTGTTTTTCCTTTCTGCCGGGGACTTTGCCCCGGCTCAATGCTTATAATGCAGTTTCGATAAACTCAACCGCTGCCTTTATGGTTTTGAATGTGTGGAACTCTCTAAAGCCTTTCCCCTCTCTTACTGATACATGGTAAGCACCACGGCTTCCAACCATTCTTGTTATATCATATCCTTTTACTGTTTTTACTACTTCCCACATTTTCTTTTCCTCTCTTTCTTTGTGTTCCTCTCTTAACTGTCTTTATTATATTGCATATTGCGTAATATGTCAATACATATTACGCAATATTTTCAAAAAGTTTTATTTACAAGAAAAAGCACACTTTTTAAGGTGTGCTTTTAATTCCGTGATATAAATTATTTCCTTGCTCTTTTGGTAGCCAAATTCCTAAAGGCGGCGTTGCTTATGCTACTGCCAAATTGGCGGCGTTTACTGCTGCCGTTACGGTGTTGCCGATACCAATAACAATTCTGTCATTCTTAACCTCGATAACATCATATTTACTGTACCAACACTTAAACATATTACCGTAGTAATCGTAAGCATTGATAACCTTTACTTTCTGCCCTACCTTGAAACCGTGGGCGTTCTCCGTTTCTTCCTGGGTCGGAATGTCGGTTGGTACTTCTGCATCCGCCGGGGCTTCTGCAATCTCTTCATCCTTTGCAATGTTGGCGGCGTTTACTGCTGCCGTCACGGTGTTACCGATACCGATAACAACACGGTCCCCGTTTACCTGGATAACATCATATTCATCATAATAGGTTGCAAAACGCACCCCGTTGTATGTGATGTTGTCAATCACTCTTACCTTGTCCCCCACCTTATAACCGTGGGTTTCCTTGTTCGCCGGTCCCTGGTTCTCTCCGTCCCATGTATCATACTGTGTAAGGTTATAAGAATTGATGATGTTCATTACATTCTTGATGTATGTAGGACTTGTTGCATATCCGCCGTTTTTGATTGCGGTAATGGCACTTTCGGCGTTTCCGTTGTTTACTGCTCCGGCATAACGGGAACTTCCGCAAATCAGATTGTAATAATCTGCCACGCTCTCTTCCAGGCTATCATAAGCACGGAAAGCGGCGGTAATCTGCGTGTAGGTCTTACCGTCATAGCACTCGTTTGTTTTGCTACTGTAAACCTTTCCTTTCCAACTGCTGCCGGCCTTAATGCCAAAAAACGCATTGGCTTTTGTCATAAGCCCGGACGTTCCCCACCCGGTTTCTAATGCGGCCTGTGCGATGCATACGGACGGTAAAACCCATTTATCACGGGTTAAATATTCTTTTCTTGCGATTGCTGCCAATTTTGCAATAAAGGCGTTTACCTGGTCTTTTGTTGCCATGTCTTATTCCTCGCTTTCTTCTTTTTCTTCCGCTTTCGCTGCGTTCTTGTCCCTTAACTGCAAAAGCACATCTTTTAACTGCTGCGGTATGTTGATAAATTCCGCCGCATTTTCCAAAATGGAAAGTGCTTCATTGCAGATAAAGAAAACAATAACAATTTCCCTTAATGGTATTGTGTCCCCGGTCATTCTCTGCACGTTGTAGGCAACTGCGATAACCACAAATACCATGATTTTTTTTACAATCCCCTTAAATCCGATTGCACTTGAAAGTTCTTTTTTATAGACTGCTTTCAAAATGCCCGTGAAATAATCCAGGATAGCAAAAAGCAATATTGTGTATAACATCACATCCCAACCGCCGAACAACGAAACGATAAAACCGCCAACCAATCCGCCAATCACGGAAATAAAGTTAAACATTTTCTCCATTGTTCCATGCTCCTTTCCTTGTTTTTTACAAGTAAATCATATAATGGAACGGCTTTTTATTCTGACCCTTTTTACGCCGTTGCTTCCAGGCGTTCCCATTCATAGAACAACAATTCGTATTCAACCGCCTTTGCAATGTGGTATGTGTCGGCGTGTCCTAAATGTCCCTTTCTGCTTTCATACTTCCGGTTAAATTCTTCCGGCGGCAATTCGCCCAACTCATACGCCTTTACATCTTGCTTTAACTTTCTGATAGATGATTTTCTTACTTTCTTGTGGTCTGCATAGTGGATATATCCGCAAAAATCTATGCCATTCCCGGCGTATAGGATTGTGCTTTTAGGGTTAATATGCAAAAGCATTTCATTTTCCAAAAATTCTTCTATTCTCTTAACCCATTCTTTTAACTGCTCCAAATCATCCGATAGGATAATAAAATCATCCATGTACCGCACAAAATACGGAATATGTAAAACGTGCTTGCAAAATTTATCTAACTTATTGCCGTACACATTCGCAAATAACTGACTTGTGAGGTTTCCAACGGGTATTCCCACGCCGTCCGGCAATATGCCGTTGTGGTCTATAATATCATCCATTAACATAAGGGCTTTCTTATCCCCTATATAGCGGCGGTTTTCATCCTTTAATTTGTCATGCGGTATAGATGCAAAATACTTTGATATATCCCCTTTAAAGGCATACATCCTTAACCCTTGCTTTACCTCTGTTTCATACATCCATTGATACAATGTATCACTTGCGGCGTGCATCCCCTTACCGCTCCGGCAAGCGTAAGAATGGTAATAAAATCCGTTTTCAAATACGGGTTGAATAGCGTTACAAATCATGTGTTGCACCACTCTATCATAGAACGGCAACGCCATAATAAGCCGTTCTTTTGGCTCAAACACCTTAAATATCTTATATTCCCCTTGTCTATATGTTAAATTCTGTATTTCCTCGGTTGCTCTTAAAAGTTCCTCTTCCTTAACCATAGAAAAAGCCAATACCTCATTCGTGTACCGCTTGCACCTTGCCGCCTGGTGGAATGAAGTATTGGCATTTTCAAAGGTCCCCATTTTCTCATGTAGTCCCTTTACTGTTTTCATTTAATCCCTACCAATTTTCAAATATTCTATTTTACTAAAAGGTGGTTTGCTTTGTTAGTTTGTCCGGTATCGCACCGGAACGGGCAAACCGTCTGACTTACTTAAAATGTAAATCTTTGCTAGTGGCCGCTTGGGCTTCTATGTCTATAAAATTGTAAAGTCACACACGCACCGCACACCAATGTTCGTGTTCACGTTCCACGGGTAATTGTTGCAATTGACGGCACGGCTACCGCAATGCACGCCGTTGTTCCAATTGCCGCCGCCAATGAGGGCGTGCAAGGCTCGGAAAGTTCCGTGAACTGGCCCGGTGCATATTAACAGTTTCCCCAAAATAAAATTGGCAATGCCAACATTATTTCCAATTTCCATTCTTTACGGCTTCGATTATTCCGCCAATGATACATCCTAATTCTGTCATTTTCTTGCTCAATACTTCGTATCTGTGTTTGCTCATTGCCGGATATTCCAAATCGTAGGAAAGCCGTATGAGGGTTTTGATAAACTGCAACTCTACATCTGCGTTATATATATGGCTCTTTGTCCCGGTCTTTCTAAATCTGATTACTGATTTAAGCATTTCAAAAACCGCCGTTTTAATTTGGCTCTGCAATGCGAATTTCTCAAATTTCGGAAACTGTGACAATATGGGATAAAGGTATAAAAGAAAATCATAGGTCTTTTGATACGCTTTCATGCTCTCCATATACGCATCCGCTTGATTGCTTTTCTTGTTCTCTGCCATGTTTTTATCCTCGGTTTATATATTTTTCTATGGGGTGGGCTTTCGCCCACCCTGGCAGATTACAGACTGTCACACACGCACCGCACACCAACGTGCGTGTACACGTACCACGGGTAATAGTTGCAAAGGACGGCACGGCTACCGCAATGCACGCCGTTGTCCCAATAGCCGCCGCCAATGAGGGCGTGCAAGGCTGTTTGTGACGGCATATAAATTTGACCGTAGCCGGACATAACATTGTACCAATTCCAGGATGCGGCGGTTGGGTCTAAACACAACTCGTTAAGCCATTCCCACACGTTCCCGGCAATATCCATAATATTTTTTACAGAAATTGCATTTTTGATTTTTCCAACGGCGGTTCTTGCGGTGTTGGTTGTTGCGGTCCAACCGTTTGTATTGCTGCCGTCTAATCCCTGGGGACTTCCCTCTGCTGCAATTAACCACTCTGCAAGGTCCGGTAAACGCTTTCCGACACGGGCAGCCCTTTCATTGGCAATATACCAATTTAAACCCTCTGTACCCGTAATAGGCGTTGCATTATATACAGATTGTAAGCCGTTCGCCCCATCATCTGATGCAAGGTAAATATCAGCCCACAAACCATTCCCCAGGTATGCCATACCGGACGGGTCGCACTTCGGACGGTGTAATGCGGTCCATACAGAGTTAGGGGCAATGTCCTCGCGCACGTTACTTTCCCAACCGCTACCACGCACACTTCCACTTGTATTTACTTCTCTGCCGTATTCATCCACATTTCTAACAAAGCCATAGTGGAAACCGCCAATTTTACGGGTGTTTGTATCGTCCCATTCCACGCCGTCCGGGAATGTGGAATTTTCAGAGATTAAATAAACCTCGTTTGAACTGTCCTTGCCATTGTCGCACAAGTAAATGTAATAATCCTTACCGTGTGCAAAACTGCTTGCACCGTCCAGGTTGGCTGCGGAAAGTGTTGTTTCCTCGGTCTGAAAAATGGCATCCCCTACCGCAATAACTGCCCCGGCAAGCACGGTTAATTGTCCGGCTGCGGAATACTGTATAAATGCCTTTTCACTCGCTACAATGTCCGATACGGCGGCCATTTTAGCAACTGTGATTTTCGCCCTCTCGTCCGTCATATTCTCGTCATAAACAAATAATCTTCCCATTATACTAACTCTCCTTTCATCTGCTCCACTTCCTCTTCTGTAATTCCCAGGCGGTCATAAAATGTAACCTCTGCCGGAATACCGATTGTAGCCGCATCCGCCGCAATAGCCTTTGAAAGTGTCAAAATTGTGTGCTTGGTTTGATTGTTATTTGTGGTTGTTTCGGCATCTGCTGCCGCCGTTCCCTCTGCTGCTGCCGTTTCCTGGTCTGCTTCTGCTGCCTTTTCAACCTCAATATGCTCCACGGTCTTAACGGTTGCGGTCACGTTCCCGGCTTTTACCTTGTCCCCCTCTGTAACCTCGTTTACAAACATAAGGGTAACGCCCTTTCTGTCCTCGGTTTTCTCCAGGATAGGGCAAAAGATGAAATTCTGATTTTCCAACTTCTCAATTGCTGCCAACCAATCTTCTTTCTTCAATCTGCCTTTCTTTACAAGTTTGTAAGTGTTGACTAAATCCGCCTTTGTCTTAATTACTTTTGGAAATCCTACCATTGTTTAATCCTCTCTTTCTTTTTATTGTGCAATAAATGAACCAATATAATTTCCGATATAGCCCAGGTTTGAACCCTCACGCAATGTAATATTCTGCGTTGTCATAAGATTATCGTTTGTAACCTTAAAGGCTTTCGGTGTAACCATAACGCTTTCCAAATCCGCTTCCACGGTGTATTCTCCGGCTTCCGTGACATAAAAGCCCATTTGGCTTTTTGTAACTGTAACCGTCTGCATGGTCCCCGTGGTCTTATTCGTAAGTTTTACCGTTACCGGGCTTGTAATCTGCTCCAATGTGCTAATGATGTAAACCTTAAAGGCAATGTTGTAAACCTTTTCTTTTACATCATCAATCTGTAATTGCAGTTTCCCGGCAATGTCCCCGGAAAGTTCCGTTTGTTTTTCTTTAAACCACTTATTCCATTGTGCTTCCTGGTCCGTCATAAACGCTTGTGTCATTTCGGCGTATTCTTCAATGAAATTTGCGTGGTCTTGTTCCATGCTCTTTTTTTCCAGGGCGAACCATGCGTTAAACTGCTTTGTGAACTGCGAAAAATCAAAATCCTCAAACTGTGATGCAATGAAACCGCACAATCCCGTGTCTGCCCTGGTGTCTGTAATATCACTTTGGGATATTGCCACCGCTCCGGCGGCCACGTAAATTTCCGCCAAACATTTTTCCTGGATTGTGTCATTGTTCGTAAGTTCCGGCGGCTGCGGATTGCTTGAATATGCCCCCTCTAAAATAAAAATGCTTGGTTTTCGCTCTGTTTCATCATTCCGCAATATTACACGGTCAATTCTTGGCAATGTACCGTTTGAACCGCTCACGGGCAATTCCAGGACGGTTGTATTATGGATTGTGTGCAAGTTGATGTATGCGTACCCGGTACGGCTTCCGCCGTCCACCTTTACCGCCATACTTTCCCCGTCTGCGGTTACTTGCAAATGTCCATACGCCACACCCTCTTTATAGAACGGGGCTTTGTCCTCGTTCATATCCTGGCCGTTGTATAAGCGGTCTTTATTTACGGAATTGTAAAAAAATCCTCTTACTGCCATTTGCTTTTCCTCTCCTTTCCTAATTGTCCCAATTTATTGTTGTGGGTAGGGCATCCCCAAAAGTAGGAACAACGTACATTCCGCCGTATTCGTAAACCTCGCAAAGTTCCGTAATGCGTAAATTTAATACCTTGTTCCATTTCGCCTTTTCTACTGTCACAATGTCCCCTAAATCGTAATCCGTGCCATAGATAAAATTAACCTCGGCTTCCACTTCGGCTTCTATGTTCTCAATCACGGCGTTTTCCGCCTTATACTGCTCCCCACGGATGCGTAACGCTTCCAGGTATTCCGCATTGGTCGAAAAATCATCTTTGTTTATGTCTTTGGCATCCAAAAACTCTTCCCGTAAATCAAACCCCGTTCCGCCGCCTACCGTTACATAAATACGGTCCGCACCGTCCCCGGCCCCACCTACAACAATCTTTGTTTTGGCGGTTTCGTCTGAATAGGTATGTTTTGCACGGTTTAGGTTGTTGTAACTCTCTGAAAAGATTACACGGGACTTTGTGCCTTGCTTCGTGGTTCTGTCTATGCCTTTATATGTTTCAAAGGTCATTTTCTTACCCTTAAAGTCCGGCACTACCCTAAAGCCCAATTCACAATACCGGGCAATCTTAGAAAGATAGGTTAATACATTCTTATAGGTTGCCTGGAATGTTATTTTGGTTGCATCCCCTATTCCTGGGGCTACTTCCAACAACGGTACTGCTGCCATGCGGTTAATCATATAACGCATAGCATCTTCACACGTTCCGTTAAATGTAAACATGGGACCTGTCAATCTGTCATTAAAATATATAGGCAGAAAATAGCCGTTTCGCACAATCTCATTTACAAGGGTGCTTTCCTCTTCTGTCTGGTCCCCACGGATAACGGCGGCTTCATCCTTTCCCTTTGGCCTTATTACATTACCCGGCTGTAAAAGCCTTATGTTGTCCTCTGTTGCCGGGGCGTGTAACTCAAACGTGCCACACTCGTAATATTTTCTATGCCATTGTAAGGATGTATGGTTTTCAATCGTCCCCAGGCGGTACAAATTGCGGTCATATACAATAATTTCCACGCTCTTACACCCCCAAATACGAAATACGGTAATATACGGACACGGATAAATAGTTAATGCCGCTTTCTGCGTTGTATGTAATGGTGTTTGTGCCGTCCTGCAACTGTATAAAATCCCCGTCCTCGTCCAAATACTGATTTATGATTGTTCCGTACATAGAAACAACCGTGTCCCAATCAATCATTCCGTAACGGTCCTTGTGTTCCTCAATTTCTGCCTGGCTCACACCGTCTAAAAGATATATATTTTTCTTTCCGGTATGCGTGAAAATAACCACATATTGGCCGCTTTGCAATTCAAAATCATTTCCGGTATAACCGACTTTTATATATTTCCCGCTCTCTGAATGGTAAATAGCCGGATTTTTTACAATGCCGTCCGCTCTGAATATTGCAGTTATTCCGATATTGTCCGCACCGTTGTTATTTTCAATTTCCTTTACCAACTCGGCTTCCCGGTGTCCAAATTCCACGCCGTTAATATCAAACCCGTTTTCAAAGTACCAATCTGATACCCAACTTGCCATTACCACTTCCACATCTGACAGGTCCTTAAAATACGGGTCGGTGCAAATAAGACTAATTGTATAATCCCTTACAACGCCCGTTGTTGCCCCTGGTGTCACACTTTCCACTCTGTAAGTGATTGTTTTTACATCCCCGTCCTCGCTATATTCAAGTGTTCCGGTTCTGCCTTTCGGAAACACTCTATACAGTAATTCCCGGTTCTTTCTGTAATCTCCGTCAATCTCTGCGGTTATTACAATGTTTCTTTCCTTTGCCGTGCTTCCCTGGTATGTGCTGCCGTCTGTTGTGGTGTTTTCTGATGTGGTAACATTGCAATCATAACCATATATTCCGTCAAGCCCTAATAGGTGGAATGGGTTATTATCCCAATCCCACCTAAAGGCAATAGAAACATTTTTATCATTTGTACAAGTAACTGTAATATCTGCCATAATTTACCCCCTCTGCATTGCAATAACCATTGCACGGGTCTGTATTCTCGTTTGTCTTGCTACTTCATAAGGGGATAAGGCTTTAGGACTTGTAATATTGATTTCCTGGTGGAAACCGCTATTGTTGCCCTTTAGGTTGTCTGCTGCCGTGTTTACCGCCGAACCCGTAAGCGGTGTTACAACTGCCTTTCCGTTTACCATGCTTAAAAGTTCCGGTCCGGCTTCTGCTACCATTGCCGTACCCTCTCTTAATACACCACCTTTTGCAAGTCTCGGAAGTGAAAGCGTATCAATTTTTGAAAGCGAAACGCCCGGTATCTCATTGATAATTCCAATTACTCCGTTAATCATTCCGATAAACTTATTTACAACGCCCTCTATTGTTGATAAGCAACTGTTGATTGCTGATTTAAAAGCATCCCCAACCGCTGAACCGATAGCCACACCAACATTTACGAAACAACCTTTAATTTTCTCCCATAAATCAGAGAAAAAAGAAGTTACATTGGCAAATGCGTTTTTTATGTTTGTCCATGCGTTATCAAACTGTGTCTTAAACCATGTCGGAACGGATGCAAGGGCGGTTTTTATCTCTGTCCACCTTGCCCCAAACCATGAACCAATTGCAGCGAATACGTTTGTTACATTGGTGTATGCGTTTGTGAACATAGTTAAAAACCATGTGGCTACTGCTGCAAGGGCGGTTTTTATGTCGTTCCACCTGGCGGCGAACCATGAACCGATTGCAGAAAAAATTGTGGTTATTGCGTTCCATGCTTCCGTAAATCGGTCACTGAACCACTGACCCACGCCCTGGAATACGGCAACAATGCTATTCCAAATATTGGTAAATAATGTTTTTACATTTACGCCGAACCCCTCTAAAAATCCGATTATGAAATTTATAACCGCCTGGATGATGTTTTTTACAAACGATATTGCACTATTAAACGCACCTTGCAGATACGAAAAGAAACCGTCAAAATCTCCATGTAATAACGCTATAATGGCATTTATGATATTGGTAACAAAATCAATCACATTTTGGATTGCTGCAATTATCGGTGCTGCTGCATTGATAACCCCATTTACAATACTTGCTATGTATGTAAGAACAAATTCAAATACGGGTTTTAATGCAGCCATGAGGTTAATAAACGCTTGCTTTAGGCTCTCCAAAAGCGGTTGTATGGTTGTCCACATCTGCGAAAAGGCATCCTTTACCTTTCCTATGGTCCCGTCCACTTTCTCTTTAAATTCATCATTCGTTTTATATAAAGCAATGAACCCGGCGGCAAGTGCCGCTATAATAGCAATCACTATTCCAACCGGTCCCGTGAGTGCTGATAAAACACCACTCATTCCGCCTATTTTGCTTGTTAATCCCGTTACGGTTTTTATTACCCCGGATATTCCCGTTGACATTTTCCCAAATATGATTAAAGCCGGGCCGATAGCCGCAATAATCATTCCGATTTTTACAATCATCTGCTTTGTGTTATCGTCCAGGTTTTTAAACCATGTTGTAAACTCTTTTACCTTGTTCACAACCTTATCAATTGTTGGCTGCAATGTGGTTAAAATGGAACTTCCCAGGTCTGCCCCGGCAAGTTTCAAATTGTTCATTGCTACGGCTGCATCATCCCACGGGTCTAATGTGGTTTCAAATGTGTCACTTACCACATCCCCGTAGTCTGATAAAGCACCGCTTAAATCGTCTACGGATAAACGCCCCTCACGGATTGCCTGGGTCATTTCCGCCGCACCTTTCTTTCCGAAAAGGTCGGATGCAATGGTTAAGGCTTCCGTTTCTGTCTTTGCGTTTTTAATGCTATCTATTGTTTCGGTCAATGCTTCGTCTGCACTCTTGCCGTCTGCCGTTGCGTTCTGCACCGCTTTTTTCATTCCGGCAAGGGCTGTTGAAACATCAACGCCGCTTGCTTCCATTTGTGCAAGTAAATTAACGGATGATGTTAAATCAAGCCCCATTTCTTTAAGGCTTGCACCGTTGGTTGTAAGTGCGGTTTCCAATGTTTCCATTGAAATACCCGTGTCCTGGCCCGCTTTCGTCATAAGCCCCAACACATTTTTTGTTTGTGAAGCATCAACACCGAATTTTGTCATAATACTGTCCACGCTATCAATAGCCGTGTTTAAATCCGTTCCGTTGATGTTCGCAAACTTAATAAAATCTTTTGAAAGATTTTCTAACTCTGTCCCGGTTGCCCCGAACCTTGTATTTACTTCTCCAACCGCTACTCCCACATCATCCATTGTAGTCGGCATATCTGAAAATACATTGTCCGCTACTGTTGTAAGGTTTTCCAGGGCTTCCCCAGTTGCTCCCGTCTTGGTAATAATAGTGTCATAGCCGTTATCTAATTCCATAGATGCGGCAACCCCGGCTGCCCCTAATGCGGTTATTCCGGCCGTTACGGGCATCATCTTTTCCCCGGCTTTAGTTGCCTTGTCCCCTACCGTTCCAAAAGCATCCCCCACCTTTGCAAGCGTTGAATTGCTCGCCTTTGCTTGCTCTTCCAGGTTTTTAAGTTCTGCTTCCGTTGCAATTACTTCACGTTTGATTGCCCGGTACTGTTCCTCGGATGCTTCGCCGTTTTTAAACTGCTGCTCCACCTGGGCTTCTGCCGTTTTTAATACATCTAATTTATCTTTGGTTTCGCCTACTGCCTTTGTAAGCAACTGTTGTTTCTGTGCTAAAAGTTCGGTATTCTTGGGGTCTAATTTCAAGCCCTTTTCAACCTCTTTTAACTCATTCTTGGTACTTTTGAGGTCCCCGTTTACACCCTTTAAGGCATTTTGCAACTTGGTTGTATCTCCGCCAATCTCAATAGTAATACCCTTAATGTTGTTAGCCACTTGACTTTCCCCCTTTCTTTCCAAATCTTTCTCTTAATCCCTCACGGTCCGGCTTGGTCTGCTCCATGCGGAAACAATCTTTTAAATACTTCCGTCCCTCTTCGGTCTGCGAATTTTCAAAAATCATTGCTTCCCGTAAGAAGAAAAGGTAAATATCTATTTCCATTTCCTGGACTTCGTAAATATTGATATGGCAATAGTCCATAACCAATTTTTCCGGGCGTGTAAGGATTGTATACGGGATTTCGCCCTTTTTATCCTGGCGTGGATAATAGGGCATTTTTAGTTTGGGTTTGCTTTTAATTCATCCACAAACTCCATGTATGCGTTAAGGATTGCCGTACACTCTTCAATGTCGTAACTCTCTACCTCTTCGGCGGAAACTTTCACATTTCCCATATTGTTGTTTAATACTGCTGCCACAAGGTTGTAAATGGTTGATGTATCGGCATCCTCGCCCGTTCCGTTGGCTTCCACATCTTTTATTGCTTCAAAAACGCCCTTTTGCGGCATACGGACAATAATTTTTTTGCCCTTTTCAACCACATTTCCGTTTTCGTCCTTTTTGTCTTTTAGAGTAAACGGCCAAAAGGTACGTTTAATTTTGTTCATGTTAAATTCTTTTACTGCCATGTTGTGTTCCTCTCTTTCATGCAATAAGGCGGCTCGATTTTTCAACCGGCCGCCCGTTCTTATCGTTGGCCCGTGTTTTGGTTACTCTGTTTTGTCAATATCCTCTGTGTAAAGGATTAAAGTACCCTCTTTGTCCATAGGCTGTGCTTTAAATTCTGCATCAATAACGGTTTCGCTATCCTTTGCAAAGGCAATCGTAAAACCGGCCTGGTTATTACCAACAATCGTTACACGGATATTTCCGTCCTGGGTATCTTTATGGACAAATCGCAAAAGGTATTTCTTACCAGTTGCGTTTCCGATACCGCCAATTTTGACCGTTCTAATTCCCTTTGCCTTATCTTCTGTCACTCTTGCGGTCTGACATAACTTTTCAAGCGTTGTTCCGCACCATGTCATAATTCCGCTTTTAAGGGTGGCTTCCTCTTCCGTAATAATTACTTTGGAAACTTTACCCATATCGTCTTTTGCTTCGTAAAACTCCGGTGCATACTCAATTTCCGCACCGCCCTTAATATGCCCCAGGCGGTTATCTTCTGTTTCAACCACCGCATCATCCGGGATTGCTTCGTTTGTTCCCTGGAAGTCTGTACAATACAAATCTCCGCTACCTAAAACAATGCTTTCTTTGTCCATTCTTATTTCCTCGCCTTCCTCAATAATCCCGTGACTTCGTAGGCCGTTTGAAAACATTCCTCACTATCCACATAAGCCACAAATTTAACATAGTCCACATCATGTAAAACCTCGTTTTCAATCCGTGTTCTGATTTCTTCCGCCGCTTCATCATCTGCAACGGTGTAAAGTTCCAATTGCCAATCATCCGCCATTAGATTATTTGGTCTACTATCCGCCCCGGCGGTTGCTTCCCGTGGCAAAAGGTAAACCATGTAAGGTAATGACGGCACGGGGTTTTCTAAAGTCCCCTCAAAGGCGTTTTTTGTTATGGGTAGTCCCAGGCTTTCCGCCCTCTCTGTTAATACTGCTGCCGTTGCCATTTTTACCCCCTTAATTTGCTTTCAATCTTTCCGGTTACCATTTCGCCCAATTGTTCATTGACCGGGGCAATGTGGCTAAATGCCTTTACACGGCCCCCTTTTCTGCTTTGGTGTCCGTTTTCCAAAAGGTGGGTTAATTGGTAATGCTTCTTGTTATAAACGCTATATCCATTTAACCCGGTAACTACACTTGTACGGCTTCCTCGCTTGTCAACCGCCCAATCTTTTGTGTATGCTCCGGTTCTTTCCTGGTACGGTCCGCCTTTTTTTAACATTTCTGCGGCTTCTTTTGCCGTTTCCTGGAAACTGTCATTTGCTGCGTTTATCACTTCCGCATTGAAATTTTCCAATTCTTTTTTTATTTCTTCGTCCAGGCTATCAAGTGAAACTTTCAACCTTTCCCCACCCTTTCCGCAATATACAACTCCGTTTTTCCGTTGCTCTTCGGTCCGTAGGTTCTGTATACCGCATAACGCTTTCCGTCTATGGAAACTTCCGTTTGCCCGTCATATTCAAAGTCCCAAACTTCCAATTGTGATGTTGCTTTATAACCCAATTGCCCGGCGGCTGTGAACTCGTCACGCCCCACCGGGTTAATTGATGCTATTACTTCCGTTTCCTGGTATTCTGTTTGGTTCTTTTTAATCAATAGTTTTATTGGCTTCTCTATGATACCCACCGCCTTTTATCTTGGTACACATTGCATCATAGGATGCAAGTAACTGTGTCTGATTATCCGGGCTTCCAAAATTAGCGTGACAATATAACAAAACGGCTTCGATGATTAAGGGGTCTTTTATGTCTGCTTCATCCAAATAGGAACTATGCACACCGATACGTTTTAAGTCTGCAAGGGCAACTTCTACAAGCTGCCCCACATCTTCATCCAACATATCATTTGATGTTTTTCTAATTCTCAATTTGGCTTTCGCAATCAACTGTTTCTTTGTCATGCTTTAGCCGCCTTTCTCTTACGCTGACGGGTTCTTTACACGGATAAAGCCGTTTCTTGCAACGACATTTCCGCCCATAAATACACTTGCCTTATAAGCAATCTGACCCTGTTTAAACTTGTACTCTGTTGATTTCTGTGCATCAATATCAGAGAATACGGCAACCTCGTAATTGGATAATGGACCGTAAGCCATGCAATAAGCATCTTTTGTTCCGCCGATTTCTGCACAAGCGGAATTGATGATATAAGGCACTTCGTCAATTGTTCCGGTATTGCCGTGGTTTACGATTGTGTAAACCTTTCTGCCCTGCTTATCTCTCAACTTTGCAAACTTCTTTAAGTCTTTCTTGTTGAGGATTAACACGGCCACATCTTCCACCTCTTCATCCCCACCGAATGAATAAATAATTTCATCCAGGGTATCATCCGCGATTGCGGTAATGGTCGCAATGTCCGTTGTGCGGTCGATAATATCATCTGATGCACTATCCGGGTTGTAGAAAATGCCACGGAATTTTCCCGTGCCGCCTTTTCCTACCAAAATCTGACGGGATGCGTAACGCTTGATTGCTCTTGTAACGCTATCTTCTACAACGCCGTCATAGTCTGCATCCGGTAACTTCTGCATCTCTTCCGGCTCTTCTGCGTATGCCGTGATTTTCTCACGCACAATGTCCGCATAACCAAATTCCGGTTCGGATGTGTTGTAATCTGCTCCCTCTGCGGTGCTACCGGCCCCGTCCCCGTATGATTTCACATAAGGACGCTGATAACTTTCGCCGCCTACAAGTGGAACGGTCTTTACTCTGTCAATAAGGGACGATACATTGTTGAATGTAGGGGAAATATCCGGGCTTGTATGGTGCGGCATCACAACGCCCGTTGTGGTTGTGATTGTGTTTAAAGGCTTTGCAATGGCTTTTGCCTTGAATTTAACGGCCTTGCCATTCTTTAAGGCTTTACCGCTTTCCGCTCTTGCCTTATCCTTGGTTTCTGCACCCTCGCCGCCCTTTGTATCATCTTCCGGCTCTTCTCCCTCTGTTGCCGCCGCTGCTGCGGCTCTTGCAAGTTCCTCACGGGCTTTAATCTCGTCCAAGATTTCCCCAATGGTCTTTGCTTCATCCATGAAGGCGGTTAATTCCTCGCCGCTCTTGTCCTGGGCTTCTTTACCCACTGTAACAAGGCGTGCTTTTAACTCTTTCTTGCTCATTTTCATTAACTGTTCTCTGTTCATGCTGCTTTCCTCTCTTTCTTACTCCATGTGTTGAATTGTTAATGCTGCAATTTTGCTTCTGATTTCTTTTTCTTTGGCTGCTGCCTGGTCCTTGGTATCGTCCGGCGGATTTCCCCCGGCTAATGCTTCCGGCGTGTTCTTGCAATATAATTTCGTGTAGTCCTGGACTGCTGCAACGGCGGTATTTTCTTCTCCCACCGTTATATCAAAATACTCTGCGGCTTTTTCCCCGGATAACCACGTTTCCGCTTCCATTAACTCTTTTATCTGCTCGATTGTTACGCCCTCTGCTAAATGTTCCTCGTAGATGCTCCAAATTCCGGCTTCTATGGCTTCCAATGTGTCCGCCATTTTGCGTAATTCGTTAGCGTTGCCCTCGCAATCGCACCACGGCTTATGTATCATCAAATAGGCGTTCTTTGGAATTGTCGGTTTGTCACTATCCACAAACGGAAAAAGTGATGCTATCGAACCGGCCAGGGCATCCACAAAACAATGTTTCTTTCCCTGGTAGCGTTTAAGCATATTGTAAATAGCAATTCCGGCAAACACTGAACCGCCGCCGCTATTGATGTAAATGTTTAAATCTTTTCCGTTTGCTTCTGCAAGGAAATTTTTGATTGCATCCGGGTATTGGTCCTCTTCTTGCCATGCTCCCCACCAATCCGAAACAATATCCCCATAAAAATAAAGGTCCGCCGTTGTGTCTGTGATGTTTTTAATCTCACAAAACGGCTTTACGGTTGCGGTCTTGGCGTTTTTGCACGCAATAAACTGTTTTATCTGCGGCATTTCCATTAACCCCCTTTCATAATCTGCATATAGGCACGGGCGGCCGCTTGCATTGCCCGTTTTTCTCTGTCATTTGCTCCGGCATCATCCGGCGGCTCGTTCTGCTGCCCTACCTGGTACAATGATTGGTCCCCAACCTTGACATAGTTTAAAGATACCAACCTTTGGTCCCCGTCCTCTACCGGACCGTAATACATAAGTTCTCTGTATTCGTTGATTGTCAATGCTCCACGGTCAAACATTCCGCCGCCTATGGTTTCCCTTGTCTGCAATGTGGCATACTGTAAAAGGTTTGCCACAAAATCAATGCGGTTTCCGTAACCAATTTCACGGGGCGTTAAGAGTTTAAACGTAAACTCATAGGACAATTGCACGCTGATAGGCTCAATTACATTCTCATAAAATGAAATAAACTCGGTATCGTTTAGCGTGGAAGTCAATATTTTGTCATTCACGCCGTAATAACGGTATATGTTATCCCGTAAGAATGTAATTTGGTTTGTCGGTATGCTCGGCGTTCTCTGTGAGATTTCTTTAAATTCCACCGTATTATCAATTGCAGCAATTCCCCCGGCGTTGTCCTTGTTCATATAGGCATCCTGGAAATTCCGGGCTATTTCTTTCAATTCTTCATCATCTGCAATATTGTTATACTTCAAATACCCGGCTAAAGAATTTGAACGGTTTACAATGTTCTTTATGGTTTCCCCGGATGTTTCTATGAGGTCCAGGCTTCTTTTTAACTCCATATCCGGCGTTGTTCCCAGGAAACGGCGTTTATTATATCTCGCCTTAACATGGATTACATTTTGGTATGGCACGGTGTACGTTTTTCCGTCATAATCCCAACGGAAGCGGAAAAGGATGTTATTTTTATCATCCTCAAAAATCCTATATGATGTTGTGGTAATCGGTTGGATGCTCTCAACCCTGGTAAAATCCTTGTTCCAAAAAATCACGGAAAAGGAATTGGATGTATAAACCAAATCAACGGCAATACGGTATAAAAAATCATAGGTTGACATTTCCGGGCATGGGCGTAAAGATAAAAGCCTTGCAAGGTAATCATTTTTAATTACCATGCCTTTTTCATCCTTACGGATTACCTGGGGTTTCAACTTGCCAACATTCTTTCCGATTGCATCCGCAATTGCTCCCACAATGTCATTATCCCGTAATGTTCCCGTTGGCTCATACTCTCCACGGCTCAATAGTAGGGGTCTGTACTTTGCCCGGAATGAATTTAATACATTTGCGATAATTCCCGTTTTCTTCTCCCCCTTTCTTCAAAAATAGGGCCAGTTTTCCCACACCAACATTCTATAATGTTTCGTGTTGAAATTCTGACCCACTTTAATACTGCTGCCGCAACGCATTTTCCCTTGCATCTATGCGGTTTCTTTGCTTATATTCAATAATTTCTTGCCTATCTCATTGTGGTACTTGGAAACCATTGTGAGGGCATCAAACACACTCATAGCCCCGTCTATCCTCATACGCTTTTCAATTTTTACGGGTTTCATTCTGCTATCGTTTAGGTTAATATCCACCGCCACGTTAAGGAAATGTGCCGCCAACATGGAATTGTCCCCAAAATCAAAAAGCCCGTCTTTTAAATTCCCCTCAAACTCATGTAATACGGGTGTGAGGTTCGTTCCCTGGTATACATCATCCGTGTGAAACCCGGCGGTTTTCAAATCTTCCACAAGGTAATTTGCCGAATACCTATCATAGCCGATTTTTAGCGGTTTGATTTTATACACTTTCACAAGTTCGATAAACCAATTGTAAACATCCTTATAGTCCACCTGGTTTTCTCCGGATATGAACAAAAAACCCCGGTCCCTATATATGTTGTACGGCGTGTTGTCCTCGTTAATTGCCACTTCATACCGCTTTTGCGGCATATAAAACCGTGTGAATATATGGTTTATTCCGTCCCGGTTTATTACAATGCTTGCTGCGGTTAAATCCGTGGTTCTTGATAGGTCGATACCGCCCACACAATAGCATCCTTTAAAATCTTCCAGGGATAACGGCTTTTCTTCGTGTACGCATTTCATAACATCCCAATAATCCAACCATGCCACGGCTGAATTTTGTTTGATGTTACAAAACTTTGTCATAAACTCAACCTTTTTCGAGATTGAATTTCTTGCAATCTCTATTTGCTCCAAATAGTATTCCGCCGATACGGACACGCCCAAATTTGGGTTGCTCTTCTTTAATTCCTCTATGCTATCCCATTTCTCTATATCGTCTATCATGTAAATAAAAGGCAAAAGCCGTTTTTCTCTGCTATTGCCCTTTAGAAATGCCGTTGCCCTTTTAAATAATTCATCAAAAATTCCGTCATTCACATATCCGGCGGTTGCTATGGATATTATTAACGGCTGCTTTCTCGCTCCCAGGGCGGAAGTCATAACCTCGTATTGCTTCAATCCCTGGTCTCCCGGCCACGCTTCCATTTCGTCATTAACTACCAATTGAGGATTGAAACCGTCCGATTTCTTAGAGTTGAAAGCAATCTTTTTTACGCTCGTATTGAAAGCCTTTATGTAAATATCACTCCGGCGTTTTTTTGTGATACTATCCAATTCATCATCTGATTGCACAATCTGATAAAAGGCATCATACACTAAATCCGCCTGGTCTAACTTCGGTGCAAGGAAATAAACCTTTGCCCCATATTCCCCGTCTATATATGTCATGTATGCGGCTATTGCAGCGGCAAAAAGCGTTTTGCCGTTCTTACGGGCAACAATTATAAAAACCTCTCTAAACTGCCTATACCCGGTTGTTTTGTCCATAATGCCAAATATGGCGGACACAATAGCCTTTTGCCACAATTCCAGGTGCAAAAGGTCACTCCGCCCCTCTGAATGGTGGCAAAAATTTTCTATGAATTTTATAGCCTTGTTCGCTTTTTTCTCGTTAAATTCCCACTCGCCATTTAATAGCCCGGTTGTCAAAATCTCAAAACACAACCGCACCCATACACCCACAATTACTTCTTTTTTTTGGATTGCTTCATGGTATTTAAAAATCCAATTATCCATTAACTATTCATCCCGTAACGCCGCCAAACGGTCCACTTTTTCTTTTTCTTTTGGCGGTAAATACTCAATGAGTGAGTGAATAATTGCGGTATATTGGCGTGAATATTTCTCGTAAATTTGGGTTGAGGGGTGGGCTTTTACAAATTTCTGTGATGCGTTCACGGTTTCCGTTGTAAGGCCCTCTTTTTTCAATTCTTCTTTCGCCTGGAAACAAGCCACTTTTAAAAATGCCGCTTCCTCAATCAGCGAATTTATAAGGGTTTTCTTGTTTTCATCATCAACCCCAACAAACATTTTTTCTAAAAACTCTATCTCTTTTTTAATCCTCGCATTTGTTAATTTGTTCGGTCTTTTTTTCTTATTTTCTGTTAAATCATTCTTGCTTTCTGCCATAAATATACCCCCCTCATATGCGTGCGACCTTGCGGAGTTTTTTTGAAGTAACTCCCTCGGTTCTTTTGCCCGGGGTCAAATTTTGCACCCCGGG